CACGGACAGCGTCAACACCAGCTTGAGCCCAATCCACCAAATGCAAAGGGACGTGAACGTCCGGCAAGGGCAATGAAGGTAGATCACCGGGCGAAGGCTGCACAGGCATAGGCATATCCTCGAGATTATCTGGGACGCCAGGAAGAGGAAAGGGCAAGGTTGGGGGATAATCCCCAACAGGACCCGGCATATCTTCAATTGGCGCAACAGGCCCGGGGATAGGCACTTTGCCGGGGTTTAGCGGCAGCGGCGGGAGTAACGGTGATGGCACGGGAGGGGCAGGAACTGGCACATTAGGTATCGCGTAGCGATACATCTCCGTGGCAGCAACAACAGCACCAATGGGATCGGCAACAACGCTCGAAATATGAGCCTGCTCGGACTCATGACCAAGAACGCCAGCAACATTGGTGTTTTCCGCAGCTTCGCGCAGGAAAACGTCCAGGTCAACAAAACCGTCGGGGCAACCCCAACCTTGTTCAGAGACACCGGCCAAATGCCAATCACCATCTTCTTGCGGGATGATGAGCACATCAACGCCATGGCCACAATACTCTCTGGCAGCAGCAATTTCACGGATGGTGACATTTGAACGATATGAGTGTTCACCATCAATGACGCAGCTCTTGTCATCTTCATAAAACGACAAATCAAGGCCAAGGAAGTATCGAAGTTCAGTCCAGCATTGACCATCACCTCGGATTTTGGTGTCGAGCGTGAAACGCACGACTTTCTTCTGTTTTCCATTTTCTGTTTTAGCATTGGTAGCGCAAGATTGACAACGGCGTGTGACGCCGCAAAAACCTTGCTCATCAGTGTTCTCGCAGAAAATAGAAGGCAACACACCGGGTGCGAAAGAGAGTGCTTGTGCCGCAGGAGGGGGTTCATCATCATCCTTCTTGCGTGGGACCTCAGGGGATCCATCACGACAAGATCTCGGGATTCGGAACTTGCCTGCAGTGGCAATAGCGTGCTTTTCACGGCAAGGGGGACACAGTCTCCTGTGTGCCCCTGTCTGTGGATGACGCTCCAGCACAACTCTATCATCGTCTTGCGCCTCGCGCAATCGGACAGCCAGAGATGGTACCTTGGAAAGAGCCACAGCCGCATTCTTAAGAGCAGCTAAAGGATCACGCTTCTTATGCTCAGTGGCTGTGTTAGGTGGGGGGGGCGGGGAAACAGGAGCTGGAGACCTTTGAGTGCGAATTTTGTTCTCACGTGCAGGCTGCTTTTCTTTCTTCTTCTGTGAAACAGTAGAAGTGTAGCGTGTGACGCTACGAGGATAGCAGACATGATCGTAAGAAGCGAGGACTTGGCTTTCAGCACCCTCAACGATGAAACCGCAATTAGGGCACTCCATCTGAATCCGCGCTTCTCTAACTACGGCGTTTAACGCTGGAGAAGAGGGGCGAGATCGCGAGGGTGTGCGCGAGCGGCGTGAGGGTCCCGCAGGTGCGTTAGACGCACGCCAAGACCTGGGTGGTGGTCCCACAGTTTTTTTCTTTCCTTCTACTTTAGTGAAGGAATCTATCTTGGGGGGAGGGGACTTACTGGCAGAATTTCTGCGAGCGGAATCTGGTGATGAAACCTGATTAGTAAGCGACGATTCACGCTTATTTGTAAACACAGAGGGGGGCGTGAGGCCCCTCGCGTTCCAACTCGGATGACCCGGCGGCGGTAACGGCTGGAAACCACCGACTGATCCCGGGTGAGCGACGCCGAAATTCGGGTCTCGCTCACTGTTGGGCTGGGTTTGGGGCCCAGGCCCATGGGAGCAGTGGTAGGTCCCGCGGCTCGACCGCAGGGTACCACAAACGTTGCACCATTTGAACTTTGGCATGGTGCGGCCAGAAACTGAGAAGGTGTGCGTGCGCAGAAGTTTCCCAATTTATCGAGAGAGCTTAAAAAAGAGTTTGTGGTTTAAATTTTATTCTGTCAGGGGAAAGTAGAAGTCTAC